TGTTCACAAACCCTAAACTTTTAAACTAGTGCCCCCTTTGGAAGGGATTCCGCTACCTCCCTTACCAAAGGCGACCCGACAGCATTTGAAGCTACATGCTGTTGGTTCTTGCAAATTTAGGCCTCTAGCTTCATCACACTTCTTCTATATTGACAAGAAAATAGGAGATAATAATGCTTACGCGCCAGCTCAGATGACTGAGCTAGCTTTAATTAACGGGATTGAAAAATATTATGAGCCGTTCAAAGGAGTTGACGAAAAGGTAGTGGTCCATATGCTCAATTTCATGATTTCCCGTTTAGCCCCTTTTTGGTGGGGAAACAATGTCATGTCCTTAGCCGAAGCAATTAAACGCTTAGATATGTTAAAATCAGCTGGTTACCCTTGGTATTTTGATGCTGATTGTAAAGGCACAGCTCTAGCAATTTTTGGTAAGGAAATTTGCGACCTTGTCTTTCGATTTTTGCGAGGGGAAGAGATTCCCTTGTTCTTTGCAATGACTTTGAAGGATGAACTTCGAACAATTGAAAGAGTATTGGCATCAAAAACGAGAGTGTTTAACGCAAGTGACATTGTCCATCTGTTGTGCTCTAAGATCCTTTTTGAAATACAAAATGAGAAACTCAGGGCTCACCTGGGTAAACACCCTTTGACTATCGGTCTTGGTGTTCCTGGTCCACAGTTTGTCAGTACTGTTCTGAAACTTGGATCTCGGGCTCATTCAGCAGATGTGTCTGGTTGTGACGCTAGATTCCCTTTATGGCATGCTCGTGTTATTGCACACACGCGGGCAGCGTTCTTACCCTCTAATATGAGAACCCCAGCTATTAATTTGTATAGAAACACCTATTGTGGTTGTTCTGTTGTGCTCGGAGTGATTTACCGAATGTTTGGAAATAAATCAGGTCACGAAAATACTGGAGATGATAACGGCATGAGTGTCTGGATATCTTTGGAAGATGCCAGATTACATTTTGCTCCTTATATGATTTATGAGGAGTTTATTATTGCTATAATCAATGGGGATGATATTGGACTTTCAATCCTTGTTGAAGAAATAACTATTCAAATGGTTGCTGACTGGTTGAAGGAAAATAGAAATGTACACCTAGAAATAGGTAATGAGTTTCCGCTCCCTCCTTCTCAGATAGTGTTTCTTTCTCACTCATTAAAACTTAGATCAACAAATGAGTATGGAGATTTTTGGGTAGCTGCTGGCAATTTACCAAAGCTACTCTCATCAGTTTCCTG